GCGCCAGGTCTACTTCGCCTTTCTTAAGTTGCAGACTAATTTTTGTTAGTTCGTTTTCGTATTCTTTTTGGGCTGTTTGTCTTTGTAGTGTAACGTAGCGATCCAGGTCTGTTTTTGCGCTTACTGCAGTTAGTTGGACCTGCAAGCGCAGTAAATCATTACTTTTAGTAAGTTCGGCTGTTCTTTCTCTTGCGGCGCTTGTTTGTGCATCGGTGCCTGTGCCCGGTTGTTGGCCGAAACCTCGTGTAAAATCTACTGCTCCTCGTGTTAAAGACACGGCGTTTACACCGGGGACGGCATTGAGTAGTACCTGCAGTGGCCCCCGTACAGATTTCAGTGCGTCATCAATACGCGCAGCACCAGCAACAATGGTTGTGACAAGTCGCTGAAAACCTGTGGTAAATACAAATGTATCATCGCCGAGTTGCTTAAACGCTGTGGCGTTTTCGACCCCTACTTGTCTAGCCAGCTCATTAAATGCTACTTCCGCGGCCTTAGCTGTTTGCCCGGATGCTTGTAGATTCTGGATTTGTTTTTTGACCGATGGATCCAGATAGCCGAGTTGTTGTTCCAGATACCCTGCGGCGTCGCCGCCTTCTCGCAGCGAGGCAGAGAAGTTTTTAGCAGACTGGATAGCTTGGTCGAATACGGTTCCGAGAGCTGTGCCGACCAGAGAAAGTCCGAAGCCTAGCTGGCCGCCGGCCATACCACCAGCAAAGCCGCCGATACCGCCACCAACAGATGCACCAAGGCCTTGGCCGAAGAGCAACGGAAAGGCGCCACCGATAACGGCATTGCTTGCAGCTTCGCGTGTACGTTGGCGTCTAGCAACTCTATTCTCTAGCCGTTTGTCAAAATCAGCTAAAGCAGCAGCATCTGTTTTTCTTATTTGCTGTAGTTCTTTGGTAGCTAAAGTATCGAGCTGTTTAAGTTTTGCTTTGAATATCTCGTCGTCATTTTTTAGTTCTAGGTTTTTTAGTGTTTGTTCGTGTTTAACAGCCGCGTCAAAAGCAGCATCTGATGCTGCTACACTTGCTTTTTCTAGTTGTAAAATTTGGTCTAAACGGCCTCTAAGATCACTTTTTAGTGTGACGGGACTTGCTTCCCCCGGTCCTATGGGTTCCTTAAAACGAGTCGTTTCAAAGATACCTTCAGCAGTCAATCGGCGAACACGTCTTACTTCTTCTCGTTTTCTTTTTTCTTCATCTATAAGTTTTAACTTTCGTTGTAGCACAGCATTAGCTTGCTCCTCTGCTGTGACATACTGTTTGATTGCTGTTGTCTCAGCTTTTGTGCCGATAGTAACTAACTGAAGGGCGGAAGCAACTTTGTTTAAGTTGTTGACGTAATTCTGAATGTTTTGAACTAATCCGCCTCGTGCGCCTACTACATTATTGAGACTTTCAGCGGCAGTGGCGCTTTTGTTTATTTCGGAGCGTAATTGTTCCAGGGAACGTACGCCTTTTACGCCGATTTCGATTTCTGCTCTGTAGGCCACGGCGTTGGCGTGTGGACTGGTACTTCAGTTTACGCGACAAAAAGGCCGCCGGGGTTAGCGGCGGCGTTTGGCCTTCTCCAGCTCTTTTTGTTGGTCCTCGTTGAGGATCTGGAAGTAGGCGCTCCAGCCGATCAGTTCTTCGGCGGTCATGGTGGCCCGGACTGCGCTGAGGGACATGCCTAGCTCTTTGGCGACTCCGAACTGGAGCATGAGCCAGTTGTCCTTGCGGAGTTCGGTGCTTAGTTCTTTGGGTCGATGGGCTCGGCGTCGTCGGTGATGATGGCCAGCATCAGGGCTTGGAGGTCCTTGTCCTTGACCTCGTTTTTGAGGACGTCGATTTCGCCGGCACTAAAAATTTTGGCTCCGGACTCGTCGAGGGCCTTGGTGATCAGGAGTTGCAAGGCGAAGGCGGTGGCGTCGTCGGACTTGGCCTGCTTTTGGGCGCGTTCGCGCTCGGCCATGGTCAGTGGGGTGACCCACATCTCGAAGGTGCTACCGTCGCTGAGTTCGACGGACTTTTTGACGGGCTCCAGGTTGGCGGCCTTGCGGAGGCGGTCGATAGCGCGAGTTGGAACGGGCATACAACAGAGTGTTGATGTAACTACTGTAGCGCAATAGACACGAAAAAGCCCCGGTTTCCCGGGGCCGTTGGGTGTTCCAGGTGGTGGATCAGGACTGGGCGAAGTCGAAGGTGGGGGTGCCGGCGGGGCGGAAGTTGACGGTCACCGATTGGGCGTCGTCAGGGTTGATGTTGAGGCTGGCCGAGGTCAGCACGGCGTCGAAGGAGATCGAGCGGCTGAGGGTTTCGCTCAGGGTGCCGCCGCTGAAGACGCGGTCGGTGTAGAGCTTGAAGGCGGCGCCGGTTTGCTGGCGCTGCAGCACGTCCTGGATCATGCGGTTGGACAGGGCGGCGTCTTCGTTGGTCATGTAGACCGTGGCGGTGCCGGTGCCGTCGCCGAAGCCGCTGATGTAGCTGCGGAAGGGGACGTATTGACCGGGGGTTTGGCCGATCGTGGTGACGTCGATTTCCTGGCGGCTGATTTCGAAGCTCCAGTCGCGGACTTGGCCGACGACGGCGAAGGCGGCGTACTCGACCTGGAACTCGTTGGGGGCAACGGCCGTGCCATCGTCGGTGATGTCGACGGCGGCGCCGCCGGCAGTTGCGGAGACCTGCAGGGCACCGGTGGAGGCGGTGTACGAGATGACGTAGTAGGTGGTGGCAGCGCTGAGGCCGGCGGGGAGGGTGCCGCTACCGGAGCCCCCGGTCTGGCTGTTGATCACGCTGAAGACAACGGGGTCGCCAACCTTGAAGTTCAGGAAAGTCTGAACTGTGATGGTGTCGGTGGCGGTGGTTACGTTGGATTCACCGAACGATCCGGTGGTTCCAGCGGGCTTGTAGTAGAGGGCGCCGGACGTGCCGGACAGGACGGTGGTGGCCATGGGGCGTACCAGTAAATGTCGTGGTGGGGGCGGGCACTGCCCGGCTTAGTACAGATTAGCGTCTTCTGTACTTTGTATCTAGGAAAGCACCGTAGCCACGTATGAGGTTTCGATGCGTCCCATGAACAGAGGTGATGCTTCGGTAGCCGAGAATGTGGGGCCGTTTATTTCACCGACGCGGAAGTAGACGCCTGTTGAAGGTTTTGCAGTGTTGTTGAGGGTTTCTAGAACGTTGACTGCGGTGGTGATAAGGGTTTGATTACGGGCGGGACCTTTGCCTTTTTCGGTGAAGATGCGGATGACAACAGCGCCACGGGCGTTGTCCATGCTGCCGACGAGCATGGGTTCGTTGGTTAGCCCGAAGGTGAGGTTGACCTTGACGTGTTCGGTTGTGGTGTTGGCGGGGGCGGCGGTGATGTTATCGAAGTAGACCGGGACCGGTGGAACGAGGGCGTTGAACGCGCTGAGTAGTGGATTTTCGACCGCGGCGCGGATTGCTTGGTAGTTCATTGGAATTCAGTCGTGACCCCACGCTCCAGGGCTCGTTGCATCTTGCCGCCTTGGACGTAGGTGGGGTACCAGTCAAGAGGGGCGGTGGAGCGGTTATCGCTTGCTCCTTTTGAGCGGGGGCCTACTTGACCGCGGCGACCGCCGACTGGGCGAGTTCCACGGAAGAGGACATCGCCTTCCGGTTCGTAGCCGGGGTAGATGAAGCCTTCGCTGGGGACTTCAAGGTCCATGGCAACGGCGGCGTGGGGGGCACGGTTGCCGACAATAAGTTTTGTTACTCGTGCCATTTCGCGTGCTGTTACAGGTAGCTCGGGAATATCGGAGAGTTTGTACGGGTAGGCGGCGGGAATGGATTGGCCGGTGGCTGGGGAGTAGGCTTCCCAGCTGTCGCGGAATTCGCCGCTCCAGGTAGGGCCGGCCTCGGCGAGGTCATTCATGATGTTGCGAGCGACTGTGCGCGTTGTCTTGTTGACTTTGACGCGGAGGTCGCGCTTGGCTTTGGAAATCGCTCCCATTACTGCGGCCTCGCAATGATGGTGTGGAGGATGGGGGAGTCGCCGCGGTAGCTGGTGATGTTGACGATTTTGGCCTCGCGGGTGACGCCGGCTTGGGTGTACTGGATGCGGTCGGCTTCGGTGGGGTAGTACGTGCCAAGCTCGCTGGCGCTCATGATGATTTTGATGTC